TTATAATAGTCCTGAAATTGATTTGTTAGAATATGAAAAAGACTTTATTGATGGAAGAAGTAGATTGGGTTGTCAAGTGAAATTAACAAAAGAGCTAGATGGTATGGCAGTAGAATTGAGGTCAAGTGAACTTTTATAAAAATGTAATTGAACATAATGGTAAATTATTAATACGTGGTATTCTCAATGGTAAAGAATACAAAGATAAAATTGATTTTGGTCCTACTCTCTATGCATTAACACAAGAGCATTCACAATATAAAACTTTACAAGGTCAGTTTCTAAAACCTATAGAATTTAGAACAATCAAAGACGCTAGAAGATTTAAAAGAGATACAGCTACAGAAAACTCCCCTATATTTGGTTTAGAAAGATATCACTATCAGTATATCGGTTCAGAATATCCTGAAGATATCAAATGGGATAAAGATCAAATTAAAATATTTACATTAGATATTGAAACAACTTGTGAAGGTGGTTTTCCTGATGTAGAAAATCCTGTTGAACAGTTACTTTGTATCACAGTAAAAAATCAATCTAACAAACAGATTATAACTTGGGGTGTAGGTGATTTTAAAACTGATAGACCAGATGTAACTTACATAAAATGTAAAAACGAAAAACAATTATTATTTGAATTTATGAAATTCTGGATTAAACAATATCCAGATATTATCACAGGTTGGAATACTAAATTTTTTGACTTGCCTTATTTGATGAATAGAATTAGACTATTAGCTGGCGATAAAGTGGCAAACAGAATGTCGCCTTGGAATCTAATCAAACGAGAAGAAATACATGTTAGAGGTAGACCTCAAACTGTTTACCAACTATATGGCATTGTTAACTTAGACTACTTGGATTTATACAAATGGTTTATACCACAAAGACAAGAAAGTTATAAACTAGATTTTATTGGTGAACTAGAACTTGGTCGTGGTAAAGATGACGCAGGTTATGATACATTTAAAGATTGGTATACAAAAGACTTTCAATCATTCGTAGATTATAATATACAAGACGTTGAAATTGTTGACGCATTAGAAGATAAACTTGGACTTATTGACTTATCATTAACTGTAGCTTATGAAAGTAAAGTTAACTATGATGATATATTCTCACAAGTTAGAGTATGGGATACATTGATTGCAAATCATTTAATGAAGAAAAATATATGTGTGCCACCAAGGGAAGAACATAGTAAAGAAACAAAATACGAAGGTGCATATGTAAAAGAACCTAAAGTTGGTCAACACAAATGGGTAACTTCTTTTGATATTAACTCACTATATCCACATATCATTATTCAATATAATATTTCGCCTGAAAAAATACTAGGTGAATCATCACATGGTGTTAATGTTAATAAAATGATTGATATGAAAGTACCACTTAATTATCTTCAAACAGAGGGTGCGTGTCTAACACCAAACGGTGCAAAATTTAAAAACGATAGTCAAGGTTTCTTACCTGAAATGATGGAACAAATGTACAATGAACGTGTCATTTATAAGAAACGTATGTTAAAGGCAAAGAAAGAATATGAAAAAACAAAAGATCCTAAACTTGTAAGAGAGATTGCAAGGTGTCATAATATTCAATGGGCAAGAAAGATTGCATTGAACTCAGCTTATGGTGCAGTAGGTAATCAATACTTTAGATACTATGATGTAAGACAAGCAAGTGGTATTACAACTGCTGGCCAGTTTATTATAAGATATATTGAAAAGAAAGTAAATGAATATCTAAATCAAATATTACAAACACATGGTGAAATAGATTATATTGTTGCGTCTGATACTGATAGTATCTATGTTACACTTGATAAGTTAGTAGAAAAAACTTGTGAAGGAAAAGACGACCAACAAATTGCAGATTTTATTGGTAAGGTATGTGACAACAAAATCGAACCTTATATTGAAAAATGTTTTAATGAATTAGCTTCTTATACAAATGCATTTAAAAATTGTATGGTAATGAAACGAGAAGTTATAGCGAATAAGGGTATATGGGTTGCTAAGAAACGCTATATGCTCAACGTGCTAGACGAAGAAGGCGTCAGACTTGCAGACCCTAAATTAAAATTAATGGGTATCGAAGCTGTCAAGTCTAGCACACCACAAGTTTGTCGTGGTAAAATTAAAGAGGCAATTAAAATTATTATGGGTAAATCAGAGGGTGATCTACATAAATTTATTGCAGACTTTAGAAAAGAATTTATCGAGTTACCACCAGAAGCTATTGCCTTTCCTAGAAGTTGCAACAATATTAAAAAGTATATGTCATCAAGTAATATCTTTATTAAAGGTACACCAATACATGTTAAAGGTGCTTTGATATATAATCATCAATTAAAACAATTTAAATTAGGTGCAAAATATCCTTACATACAAGAAGGTGATAAGATTAAATTTCTAAAACTAAAAGAAGCAAACCCATTTAAGTTTGATGTTATTAGTTACATTAGTACATTACCAACTGAATTTAAATTAAAACAGTATGTAGATTATGAAACACAATTTGAAAAAACATTCCTTGACCCTATGCGATTTATATTAAATGCTATTGGTTGGGAACATGAACCAAAAGCAAGTTTAGAAGCATTTTTTGAATGATAATATTTGGTAAAACAATACATGAAACTAAGTTAGGTATTTCTGATAGAGATAGAGGTATCTATAAACAGCTTTTAGAAAACTTAGATTACACATATTCTGGTGGAGAAACAAGAGATATATCACATATCTCACATGAAAAAGAATTATTAGAATATCCTACTTTACTACATTTAAAAAATAAGATAGTACAAGAATTTTATACATTTAAAAACCAAGTGATGAGATATAAAAATAAATTTGAGATTGTTAGATCATGGATTGCAAAGAGTGAACCAGGACAATCTAGTAATTTTCATAATCATAATAATTGTATGTGGTCTGGTGTTTATTATATAGATGTACCACAAAAATCAGGTGGTATTACATTTGAAAATTATGATGTACAAAGATTTCAATTAAACGTAATTGATTATAACCAAAACAATTCTGAATCATGGACAATAGTGCCTGAAACAGATACAATAATATTCTTCCCTAGTGAAGTATACCATAAAATAGAAACAAACGAAAGCAACATGACAAGATATTCTATAGCTTTTAATTTGTTACCAGTAGGTGAGATTGGCGACAATAAGAGCGATAGTTATATTCAAAACCTACAAAATGTTTAACACAAATAAAAAATATGGAGTAATATATGCAGATCCGCCTTGGACGTTTAAAACTAGGTCAGATAAAGGAAAGGATAAAAGTCCTGAAAGACACTATCCTTGTATGCCTCTTGCTGACATTATTCGGTTACCTGTTGACCGAATTGCTGAGGACAATGCAGTCCTTTTAATGTGGGTATGTGACCCAATGTTAGATCAGGCCTTAGAAGTAATTAAGGCCTGGGGCTTCAAATATAAAACAGTTGGATTTACATGGGCAAAAACAAATAAGAATAAACTAGGTTTTTTTACTGGTCTAGGATATTGGACAAGAGGTAATCCTGAAATGTGTTTATTAGCTACAAAGGGTAAACCGAAAAGAATATCAAAATCTATTCCTCAGTTGGTAGTTGAACAAAGAAAAAGACATAGTGAAAAACCATTATTACACGAACAGATAGAACAACTTGTCGCAGGCCCTTATATCGAATTATTTGCACGAAAAAAGACGAGAAATGGTTGGGACTATTGGGGAAATGAAGTATGAGCCTATATCTAGCATTGACTTTCTCACTACTGTGTGTTATAATACCAGCATTATTATTATGGATGTGGAATGACGAAGACCCTAAGTAAATTAGAACCAGCAGACGCTTTATATTGTGCTAAGATTTTCAATGACTATTTTGGTCAGTTTGAAAGAATAGATCAATACATGAAAGATCAAAAGTTGGCACAGTTGGAAGATAGTGTATCAGCTTCACTACCAGGCATGGGACCTGAAGATGATTTATTTACTGATTTTACCATGTCACCTGAAGATATGGACTTTGAAGTATATGAACCTACTGATAATACAAGTTATGTTACATTATTAAATATGACATCAAGTCATACTAATATGCCAAGTATTCCAGGTAAAGAATTAAAGTTATTAGTCAAAGAAAAAAACACAGATAAGATTATGGGTTTCATTCGTTTTGGTTCTCCTGTGATTAACTCAGCTCCAAGAAATCAAGTATTAGGTCAAGTTCCAAATTTAAAACAGTTTAACAAAAATGCCATTATGGGTTTTACAATTGTACCAACACAACCATTTGGTTTTAATTATTTGGGTGGTAAACTATTGGCAGCTATTTGTTGTTCACATAAAGTAAAAGATATACTAGATAAAAAATATAATATGAACTTAGTAATGTTTGAAACAACAAGTTTATATGGTAGTAGTAAATCATCAAGTCAATATGATGGTATGAAACCTTATTTAAGATTTAAAGGTGTAACAGATAGTAAATTTATTCCCTTAATGCACGGTCAACCTTATAGAGATTTAAATAATTATGTTGAAGAACGAGTAGGTCATTTAGTACCAGCTGGTGCGTCAAGTCGTAAACTTAAAATGACTACTGCTGTTATAGGTTTATTAAAAAGAAGTTTAAACGGTGATGATTTAGCAAAGTTTAAATCTACAATTGCAAATGCTTTAAAACTAACAGAAAGAAAAAGATTTTATGTTTCTAATTATGGTGTAGAAAACTTTGTTGATATTGTAAATGGTAAAACAGATACAATTAAAAAGGCAGAAAATTACGATAGATATAGTTTAGAAAATACTATTTTGTGGTGGAAAAAACTTGCAACAAAAAGATTTAATAATTTAAAAGCTGATGGTCGTTTAAGAACAGAACTAGAATTATGGTCAAAAGATAGTAATATAGATATTATAAGATGAAGAACTTAGAAGACTTTATATTTACAGGTAACTATTTACCAAAAGAAGATTGCCAATACATTGTAAACTCTATAACACAAAGAGATTGGAAGAAACATGAATGGCATGAAAATGTAAATAACAGTTATCAAAGTGAACAAGAAAAAGAATTAGATGTGTATATGTCAGATGAAGTGTTACAAGAGAAATTGCACCCATATATACTAAAAGCTATTAACGATTATACAAAAGATAAATTTTTTGATGCCGAAAAGACTAAATATTTGGTAACTAGATATAGTCCTGTAAGGTTTAACAGATATGTAAATGCAAAGATGAGATCGCATTATGACCATATACATTCTATATTTGATGGTGATAGAAAAGGTATTCCTGTATTAAGTATACTAGGAGTTTTAAATGATGATTACAAAGGTGGCAATTTTTTATTTAATGATGAGCATGAAGTTAAATTGCGACAAGGAGACATATTGATATTTCCGTCAATATTCTTATATCCACATAAAGTAAAAGAGGTAACGGAAGGAACACGATATAGTTTTATAACTTGGGCTTTCTAATATGCAAATGATAACAGAAAAAGATTACCTAAATTTAAAAGAGTATTGGGATTATCAACGTAAGATACAATACAACAGAGAAGAAATAGAAAAGATGGCTGAAGATTTTGAAGGCCGTTTACAGACAAATCATGGTGGTTATATGACACCACTAACATCAAAAGATATATTTGATATGATATGGAATAAAATGCGAGGTGAGGATTACCAGAATCCACCAATTGGTTGGGTACCTAATGATCCAAAATTAAAAAAATGGAACGAGTAATAGTAATAGATAAT